CGATCAACCATACGTAAGTAATCATCCACAGCCAAAATAAGAAGTCTATGAGGAATATATGTAGGTGTACCCATATCTATAAGACCTGTCCGCCATGGCTCGTATGAACCTATAGTTAAGTTGGGACCATGTCTCTTCTCCATACCTAGGATTTTGGCCACATGCACACTTATGGGCCTGTCTGAAACTAATGATCTATAAAACTTCCTATGACCACTATGAGCGCCATATGAATCGAAAACAACTTCATCCATAAAATTGAAAGGTGACTTATAATGTGGATCGCCTATAATTGAATATGGTCCTGTATAAAGTTCACGTTTGCTAGCAGCATCAAACTTCAAAGTGGTATCAGGCATACTCTCAATGGTGGCAATGACTTCTGAGCGTAAGAGGCAATGACCACGTCCTTCAAAGGCGCCAGTGTTACCAGCACTATGAAAAGCAACCAAATAATGTGGAGTGTCAAGAGAAATCATAGGTGCCATACATTGACCTTTAGCTGTTGGCAGTTCAGACACAAACTTAACACCCCAATATTTCCCAATGCCCCTCACATCACTAATCTCTTGAAGCTTTACATTAATTTCTTGACTATTTATAACACCATGCTCATTCCTATGTATCCATCTACATGCCTTAGACCCAGTTGGGCGACTGTTAGGCAGGAGATAAGTGAAATCAGCCTGAGTTCCTGCGCCGTACATCATAAAAATGCCCAGATCATTTGAACTATATGATGTTGAGACAATCCTAGCCTTTTGCACTATCTCACACGTAAAACTCCTTGTAGCGGAACCAGAGTCCTTAGGTTGACGTATACCAGATACACTGATAATATCGTGCTGCAAAACGTGCCAATTACAAAGCCAATACAAGCCCCTGAGGGGGAAAATATTGCAATGTTCAAGAAACTCAGCACCGCTGTTAATATCCCTAAGATGAAAGGTTACAAATGCAATTGACTGGACTATTGCTCTCTGTACATGTTCCTTGGTAGCTGTCGAACATTGATGACCGATCTCAACAACATTCCGCACAGCTTTAGGCCACCTATTAACTTTAAGAACCGAATCCGGCTTCATAGGTTCAACACGATCACTCTGTGTGGCCAATCCTGACCACCTATACCACATTCTAATACTTGCAAGGATAGACAAGAAGCAACCGAACAGGACTGCTGTTTTAAGGGTGTTTGCCGTGCGTGTGACACTTAGAGCTATATCACAACCTCGCACATATATACAATAGGCATGAGTGGCACACATACAAACAAATATACATGATGCGCACACAAACCCCACAAGGAAACTAGTCCAAAAATGATATGTGATAAGAAAAGTCAACAAACCAACTCCTGAACCAACCAACAAGCTCGTTACAACTATTTTCCACCAAAGCTTGGCCACCTGATCTAATAGATAACCCTGTATCAAGATGAAAAGCTTGTCCAAAATGAAAACTTGGGATAAATATTGGTAAATACGTAACCATCTTTCATTATA